AAGCCTTTTATCTTCTCTCTCATTTGCAATGTTCATTTTTTGAATTAATTTGTTTAACCCTGTTTCATAAGTACTAACAACAGGATTGGCTTTAACAACATTCATAATATCAAAAGGGTCTTCTTTTCCTTCAACCTCACAAATTACAATGAAATATTTATCATCATTTATACTAATATATGGATTGAGTACCTTTGAACAATAATCATATTCCTCTTTACAAGGGCAAAATACCTTTCTTCCTGCTGTTGTTATAATAGCAATCAAAGGATTATATCTTGCACCCATACCACTTTCCATTGTATCCACTGGCTCACTTGTATCAAATAAATGGTATTCATCAATTACAGCTAATTGAGGATTGTAAGAATCACCTTTTTTTAAATCATCTTTAGTAAACAAAGTCATTACGCTGTTGCTTTTTTGATGAAGTATTTCGTTTGTAGATTCTCTTATTTTGAGCTTTCTTCTTAAAACCTTATGTCCTCTTACCATGTTGCAGGCTTCATTAAATACTGCTTTGGCTTGTTTACTTACTGGTGCTAAACAATAAACTTCACTTCCGGCAACTCCATAAGCACATAATTCATATGTACCTATACCAGCTAATGTCTGTGATTTTGCATTTTTACGCCCTACCTGCTCGTAAAATCTTTCAAATCTTCTATAACCAGTATTAACATTTATCCATCCATAAACATTCCCAAGTACAAATTTAACAAATATATGAGCTTTGATTTTAGTACGTGCCAATTCACCTTTACTATGTTTAAATTCCTGAAGCCAATCAATTGCTCTTTGCCCCTGCTCTTCATCAAATATATAAGGAAAATCTGGAGTGTTTTCTTTTGATAAATCATTCAAGAAACGATGGCACGCCCATTTATGCTTTGTACAAGCAATTATTCTGCCATCTAAAATTCTATTGCAGTATTCAACTAACTGCTCTTTTAAAGTACCTGTGAAGCAAGTGGAATTTTCCATGTGTTCCTCTAATGTCATTAAACATCACCAAACTTACTTTCAAATTCCTTTTCATCTTCATCTTTCATTTCAGTATTTATTTCTATAAGCCTCTGCCTACTTGCTGGAGTAAGTCCAAATTCAACGGAATACTTTTTTATGGTGTCTGAATATGCATTTTGTATTCGTATATATGGACTTGGTACTTCTTTAGTACTGCCATTCTTATTTGTTTCAAGTACTGTAAGAGTTCCAGTGTTTAATGCAATAGTAGCATCAATGTATTTATCAAAGGCACCTGATAAAACAGAAAGATCATGTACATCTAAGTTTACTAATATTTGTGTACTGCCAAGTTCCTTAACTATTTCCTTAAAAATCTTTTTTGCTCTTGGACTTAACCATGTTGGCGGTCTTATTTTATCACTTGGAAGTTCTTTTAATATTTCTTCCTGTTTTGTTCTTAATTCTTTTTCCTCATTAGTTAAATGCTTTTTTAAAGTTTCAGTTTTTTGTCTTGGTGCTGGCATTTTTATTCCTCCTTATAATTGATAATAAATATTAATTGAAAAGAAAAAACCCCCTTTTTGTTTTATAAAGGGAATTTGTCGTTTTCCAATGTGGGGGTACGGTCACCAGCAGGCACCCTCACATTTTATGAATAGGGGGGATTCCTTTTTCATCCATCCCAAATTCATCTATAAATTTTTTTAATAATTCTCTAAGCATACATTGAGTATTATACTTATCATCTTTATACATGATGTGTATGGTTGTATGTGTACCTTCTGTCATAGGAAAAAGGTTGTCTATGTCAAGCCTTTTATCCCAGTCCTCTTTAACCTCTATAATATGATGTGCTGTATTAGCTTTAGCAATCCTATTTTCTGTATAGTAAATATAAATATCTATGTGATTATATTTATCTAACAAATCGTCTCTTAACTTCTCCCACTCTCCAGTTCTATAGAAGTTCCATTCCTTGCTGTCCTTCCTGTTATAATCATAAAACTTATAACTTTCTTTTCTCCTTGCTTCAACCTTCTCTTTATGTTTTTCACAGTAAACTTCACTCTTATCTATAAGCTCATTACAACCTATATATTTACAAATTCTCTTTGGCACCTCATCACCCCCTTTTTGCAAGTTCATATACTTGTCTCTTGCACTTTGAGTTTAACTGTATGGGTAATTGTGTTAAACTGTTGCATGTTATTTAAAGCCTTGCTACTGCTTATATTCTATGCATTATCAATTAGGTATTTAACATCATCCCATTATGTTAAGCTCAAGCCATATTTTGATGTTTTTCATACTTATAAAAAGCTTATTTCTTCAACTGATTTGTCGAGTTCATCTTGTATTACTCCAATATATCTTAAGGTTACTCTCTGGTCAGAATGATTAAATATTTCCATAAGCTTAACAACATCTTTGTTTTTCTCATAATGCCAATATCCAAAGGTTTTCCTTAAAGTATGGCAGCTTATGTGTATATCAAATAAATTACCAATATCAATAAGTATTTGATATGCTCTTATTCTGCTTATCGGATTATTTTCACCTTCTCTGCTGCTTATAATAAACTTATAATTTTCTTCATCTTTGCAGTACTTATTTAGTTCTTTCTTAAGCTCAGGATTAATCAGAAACTTTTTAGACTTCTTAGTTTTCTTTTCAATGATGCATATGTGATTTCTGTTTTTAACATCACCAACCTTAAGCCTTAAAATATCGCTTATTCTTAAACCTGTATGTATTCCTATTAAGAACATCATATAATCCCTTTGGTTTTCTCTCTTAAGATATAATAGAATATCTCTTATTTTCTTTTTACTTCTTATAGGATCTACTGAGTTCAATATCACCACCTCACTTTTAGTGTATAAAAAAAGAACCCTATTAAGAGTCCTTTATAATTCTATATTCATCTATCATAGATTTATTATTTATAATTTCTATAATTCCTTTTTTTTCAGCTTTAGAAAAAGTATTGTCTGCTATAACTTGCAATATTTCTTGTGGTAAATAATTATTTTGGAATAATATCTTTGAAGCCATTGAAAAATATCGATGTTCATATTCTTCTCTAATAAAACCAATGAATTCTAGCTTGTTAATTTTATCTTCTGCATAAAACCTAATATATCGTTCAAATAAATTATCCTGTTCATAAATATCACTTAATTTCTTAAGTTTTTCCTCATATCTACTTTCATTTAATTTTGTAGTTAGCCATAAAATTGCTGTTATGCCCAAGACATATAACCATATAATAATAAAAATTTTATCATTAAGCTTTATTAAATTTTTAAGTATAGGATTTTTAGTTATTGTTGATGGAAAAGCCATAATTGCAGTTAATATTCCCGTTAGTGATGCACTTGTTATTCTAGGTACCCTACTTGCATTTTTTAATTTTAATACACTTGCATCAATTTTTTTATTGACCACATCATGATAATTTTCTCTCTGCTTTTCTGGAACAATATCTTTTATAATTTTCACTAATTCTTTAATTTCATTTTCTTTAATTTCATTTTCCTTAGTTAAATATCCAGATTTTTTTTCATTATCAATATATTTTATCGCATTCTCAACTTCCAAATACTTTTTTTCACTGTCTTCTGATTCAAATTTTCCACCTGTCTTATCTGGATGATATTTTGCAAGCATTTTTAACAATTGTTTCCTTATATCGTCTAAATCATCCCCATCAACATTAAATTTATTTTTTATATCATGTAAATTCGTATATTCTATTTTATTCTCCCCCTCAATATAGTATAAAAATTACACTAAAACTTAATAATTTTTTAATAAAACAATACTATAATTACATATCTCTGCATTAAAAAGTAGTTTCCTCTATTTGTCCAATGATCTTATTCCATTGAAGTATATACTTTTTATTTTTCTTTGGCTTACCTCTTTCAAAATATTCAATAGTACAACTTTTTTAAAGGTTCTTTTTAGATTTTATATTTAACATTAAATCTATTGATTTTTGTGGTAGTATTTTATTCAATTTATTTTTAAATTTTTGTTTCTGTATTTCATTTGTGCTACCATTGTTGATTAATTCAATCATTTTTTCATGATATTTTAATAATTTGTCTAATGGATCAGAATCATTATGTGAAAATACAATACTTTCTAATGCTGTCATCCTAAATGATAAAAATAAATAATCATCATTCTCATCAGAATCATTTTTAGTAGATACTCTATCAGTATCTACCAAATTTATTATTTTAAATATTTCTATGCAATTCCCTATTAATGATATAGAATAAAAAATTATAAAAAACACTAAATATGTTAATAAAAAAGTTAAACCTATAAACAAATACAAACAAAACTTTATATTTGAATATGAGCCTATATAAATAAAAAAGCTTAATAATATTACACTACCAGTAATAATACCTAACAGATAAAAACTTAATAGTATTTTTTCTATAATATCTATTTTTTTGTTTTTATTAATTATATTCATAATTTTATTCGATATTGATGATGTTAAAATGGCTAAACCAGAAATAATAAATCCCAAAAATCCAATCATTGAAATTCCAATATCTTTAGTCACATCTTGTATAATTTTATTTAGATCATTAATATTAATTTCCATTGAAATAATACTAAAAAGGCAAGTAAATAAACTAGAAAAAATAATTGTAGCAATTACTTCACTCGTTTTAAAATTTATTATATCTAAATACTTTTTATATTTTATTAACTTGTTTAAAGATGATTTGTTATTCATAATTTATACACCTTTTTTGTTACTATTTATATTAGTTTTTATTAGTTCAGCAACTACTGAATTAATAAAATTGTCAGCTTCATTATCATATTCCCCTTCGCTTATATTTTCATTTACTACACGTGTTAACGCTGCATCAGAATTAGATTTAATGACTTGTTCTCTTTCATTATGATTTATACCATATGCAGTTATATCACCATATCCTTTTACTGCTGCTTTTATCGTATCCTGCATCATTTTAGCTTCCATGTTAATTCCTGCATCTTCATCATTAGTATTTATAAGTTCAAGTTTTAACTTTTTTGCATTTGTATCTTTGCAATCGGATATATACGATAATGTATCTGATAATATTTTTAGTTCTTCTTCATTTGCATTTGGTGGGATTAATGTTGCTGTAACTCTTTTTATCTTTTTTAATGATTTTAATTTATCTGTAAGTAAGTTCCCATCTTTTTTTAAAAACATTTCAAAGTGATATTTTTCAATCATCATATTTAATAAATTATTAAAAGCATCTGTAAATTGATTGTATCCAAATGCTTGTCTCATACTAAAAGCAACCAATTCATTTCTTACATTAAAATAGAAATATATACCTACATGTTCCTCTTCATATACATCAATTAATTTTCCTTTTTCATTAAAATCTTCTGTAGGTCTATTATATGTTCGTACAAGTTTTCCAGTAATAATTTTTGAGTCATTGTCTTTTTTCAACTCAGCAAAATTATATTTTGATGTTTTTTCATATTTTATTTTATTGCCTAAACTATTAGTAAATTCTTTTAATTTTACCTCAGTGTAAGTTTTGTCTTCGCTTATCTTATTGTATATTTCATCAAGTACATTATCTATATTTAATTTATTATTATAAACCTCAAATATATCAGAATTTAAATTTATTTTTGCTAAATACATTAGTGGCATTAAATTGTCCCCCTTAATTTTTGCTCATATGTATACTATATATAATTATATCATAAAATACATATAATTATAATTTATACCATGATGTTTAGCTAAATATATAGTAAAATTAATTTCAAACTAAAATATTCTTACGTATTAACAATACTATATTTGTATCTATTAATTTTTAACTTGAATGTAACTTCACCATAATTATACTAATTTAAATAAAAAAGCATCTAATTAAATTAGACGCTTTTTTAATATAACATGATTACCTACCAAACAAGACTACATAATATGTCTATTACAAATCTAAACTTATTTTTTCTATGCTTTTATTTTATTCTTAATAATTGTAATATTTCTATATAATTATACATAAATTTTACGTTAACTTTTCGGAAATATTAGAAACAAACACTACAGGTATAATTGCATTAATTGCTTTTAGCTTTATATTTCTACAGGTCACATCACTCACACCTAAAATATCCGCAATATGAAACCATCCTATTTTTTTAGGATTTAAATATCTAAGTTCTATTATTTTTCTTTGCTGTTGATCTAGTACCTCTAATGCATTATTTATTTTCTCTACTTGAATTTCTTTACTCCTTTTTAATTTTTCTAAGTATGTTATTTTCTTATTCTTTGATTCAATTTCATTTTCTACAGAACTACTAAATTTATATGTAGGTGAAGACTTCTCATCATAGCTTATAGCTCCACATCCATGATAATCATTTCTCAATTCTTCAATTTCAAGTTCTATGTTTTTTATTTCATTTTTTAATGGAGTATACTTGTATAGCATACTTTCAATTACTCTATATTTATCTACTGCCATATCTATCCTCCTCCAGTATTATAATCTCTTTTATATATTTTTCATTATATAACCTTATATTTGTCCCCTTTTTATGAATCTTCCTTTAAGTCTATTGATGACACAATCCGCATCTCTTTGCCTTTTTAGCTCTTTTTGAATTTTATTATATTTTATAGCAGCTATAGTATATATAGCTTTTTCTTTGGGCGTATTTATACTATAAACTTTACCACCTACTGATTTAATCATTGTTAACCTCTTCTTTACTTAAAATTCCCCTTATATTTATAATGCTTTACCCATCCCTTAAAATAACTTTCAAACGCAAAAATACCGTAAAATTCATTTTTGAATAATACGGTACTTTTATTATTTATTCCATTCTACAACACTTTATGAAATTTTCACCCAATAAAGTAAATTTATAATTTGTATTATCAGTAACTATTCTTACATTTTCATCTGATATTGATTTCCAGCTCAGCTTATCAAGTAATTCTTCTGCTAATGTAGGTTTCCATATATTTAATCTTACAAAATTATCAACACATATTAAAAAATCATTATTATCTATATCAATTTTATCTTTAAATTTCTTTTTTAGATGCCTTAACGCAAACATATCATCTTTATATACATCATACGAAATATCTAAAATTTTTGCCTCCTGTGCCGATAACTGCTTTAACATATCAATATATCCTAGTTTTACTTTCTTTTCACTTGAATAATCAATCGCATTTAACAACAAAGCAGTCCACATTTTATGCATATCTTCATCATTATCTTCTTCAAGTGATACTCCCTCCAATAAAGGGAATAAAAATTTTGCAGGAATATATGAAGATTTAATTCCTTTTTTATCACAATACTCTTTTGCAGTATTTAGCAATCTAACTTGATTTTTTACCCTTAACCACTTAATCTGATCTGTTCCAATATTACTTAATTCCTTTAATGGGGAACTAAGTAGACTACCTACAAACTCTACTGCTTTAATTACAAGTTCATTAGGCACACCTACTTGAGTAGCTATTTGACTAACAATATCATTCATTAAAATCACCTCAAACAATTTCTTAATATAAAAATTAATTTTTATATTAAATATAGCATATTTTACTATATAATCAAAAATAAAATCAATACCGCACTATTCAATTTTCAAAGTACAAAATTTGTATTCTAATTCTTTCTTTGTTTTTCACTATTATATTTTCAGTTTTAAATAACCTCTTTCTTTTGAGATTCCTCTAATATTCTTCTTCTTAGTTTAACTTTCTTCATAGAAAGATTTAAACTTTTTGCCCTTCCTTCTAGTTGTATTTCAATTTTTCTAAGAGCTTCTATATCATCTGATGAATCTATATTTACATAGTTTGATTCTCCATCTTTGCTTTTATAACTATAGCAGCTCCTCGCACCTTTTTTATCTTTATAAGTTCTCATAATGCCACTTGCTGCTCTTCTCAAAGCTTGGCTTCTTAATTTACGTATATCAAAGCGATAATATGGCTGAATTAATTCCATAACCTTATCTATTGTTACCTCTCCAAGTTCATCTATTTGCTCTATAATTATTTTTCTAGTTTCTTTTTCAATACTTGTACTTCTACTCACGCTTTTTCACCCCCTTAAAGAAATTCTGTATAACAATTAAATTATTTATAGCAACTTCTAAAGTACTTAATTCTAAAAACACCTCTTCTTGCTTCTCTAAAGTGTAATTCCATGCCGTTAATGAATCTTTGTCAATACTTAATTCTGCTGCCTTAGAAATTACATTTTGATATTTCCTAGTATGATCTAAGCACTTATCAAATTGTTCACCAGTCATTTTATTAAAATCAGTAATACCAAAAATATGCTTTTCCTCATGTTCATGATTACTAAATACAACTACATTTTCA